CGGTGCTGCTTCTGTTGAGACAGAGACCGGTGCTGCTTCTGTTGAGACAGAGACCGGTGCTGCTTCTGTTGAGACAGAGACCGGCGCTGCTACTGGAGCTTCTGTTGCTACTGCTTCTGCTACTACAGGAGCAACCGCTTCTTTTTTCTTCAACACACGTTTCTTCGGTGCATTAGAAGCAATGGTTGCTTCTTCTTTAGTAGAAGAGACTGGTACTTCTTCTTTAGGAGTCATGGGGGCTGCTTCTTCTACTGATGACTTCTTCTTCAATATGCGTTTCTTTGGTGCTGCTTCCGCAACTGATGGTGCAGAGACTTGGGATGCTTCTACAGCCGCAGAGACTTGGTCAAGAATAACAACTTTCTCCTGTGGTACTTCTACCGCCACTGGAGGAAGATCAGAAAAGTCAACAACAGCTTCCGGTTGATCATATTCTGTGACACAATCGTACTTCGCCAATCGTGAACGCCAACCATTCGCTACGCTTTCACCTGCACCGGTCTTGCGCAAGATGAAGTAACGATTGTTTTGGGTCCACTCTCTCAAATCAGTATTGGCATCATTGTCAACCAAATCTTCAATATCCTTGTAATAGATACGACCTAGTTCAGATGACTTCAAACGTTCCATTTCACCTTCATTTGTAAATTTTTTCAATACATCACCAAACAATCCAGTTGCATGATCCAAATGGAAGTACGAAGAAGCTTCACTATCCGGTAGCAACTCAAACCCATATTCACTGGCAATCTTCAAGAAATACTCTGGGTGAACAAGATACTCCGTATAGTACTCATCTGAAATACTCTCAAACTTAATGTCAATCTTTAGACCAACATTGTAACTATTGCCCAAGAAAGGGGTATGTTTGTTGTATCCTTTCTTAATAGACCACACTACTTTACTATCAACCAAACCATTGTATGGTTGTCCAACGTCTAGGTTTTCCAACATCTTAAAGATTTCAACACCATCGAAACAAGTGATCATGGCAATACCACCAGTACGGATGTTATCAAATAAGTTTTGAAAGAACCCACGAATCTTCATTGGGCTTTCAAAATAGTAGTGCGCCGTAAAAAAGCTAACACCAACATCAAACGGATCTGCCAATGCTTCCTGTGCAATCCCTTTTTTGGATTCTCCGCAAATACCATTCGGATGAGCCGCGGTAGTAATCTTACTCGTATCCGCCCAGAACAATTTCACACCATTTGCCCATTTTGAAAATGCCGCATTACCCTTCTTCATTTGTTCGATACGACCATATGCGCCAATGGCTGGATCCATGTTTTCAATACCTGGTTTTGAATAATCCAAACCGACAACTCGGTTATATTTAGAACTATACCACTTCTTCAAATCTCCACCACGACCACACGAAAAATCAATCAATCCTGCTCCAACTTGACGAGCGCCGCCAATCATAAGGGCTTTCATATAATTATTGAACCCACGCACAGGTCCCGTCAAATTTGTACCGGTCTTTGAGTAATATTCTGTTTTCTTATCTGCATCGAGTGCTGTTGCTCCTGTAATCAAATCCGTTGTAATGGGATGGACAATGGTAGACCAAATGCTAATGGCAACACCCATGTTATTTGCTGTACCACTAATCTTTTTACCTGAGGCAAGGTAACGTTGTGTCTTATCGAGACGAGTGCGCAACACCTTCCATCCATTGTTCCATACACATTCTACAATAGTATCATTTCGTACAATTACATCATCCTTGATCCCAGTGGAACCAACTGGGATACGAATCAAATAGCTCGGATCCTTACCCATGCTATGCGGAATATCAAACTTCTTTTCTACATACTCCTTGTATTCGCGACCACCTCGTTCTGACACCTTTGTATCACCCACATATAGAGTTGCCAATTGGTATTTTGTAGATGTATCTCCTTCTGTAATGGTTTGAAATGAGCTAGGACCCGTCTGAAATCGAACCAGAAAATCAATGCTATTTTCTTGTGGCGGCTTCCACTTCAATGCAGATGCCCATGACTTGCCCATAGGATATGCCTCAAATTTTGGCGTAAAAATCAATCCGTCTAGCTCATATGGGAAACTCTCTCGGTGATTCCAAATCCAAGCACACTCTCGTTTCATTTGTTCTGGTTGGACACCTGAGATGCTTCGCAATGTTTTCGCACTTACACGAAGAAAGGATACACCTCGAATGGTTGGAGAAACTGCAGCGTTGATTGCACCAACGACACGTTGTACCACATCCCATCGAGAAGGTTGATGTTCTTCTGCTGCCAGCAAGGGTGCTGCATAAACACGTTCACCATGCGAAAATAGAGCATCAAATACATAATAATTATACACCTTAACCCCCTTGTCGATGGTAACAACGAGTTCTCCATCCAACATGGTACCACTCAGCGCATTTGCAGCTGGTAGCACCAAATCCGTTCGCAAGACTTCCATGCGGTCATTAATTAGATAGACTGTATTTGCAGAATCAATAAAGAGAATAAAACGTTCTCCATCTGCTTTATCGGTTACTGTATAATCGCTGAAAATACACGGCTTTCGCTTTTCGTTTGCCATAAACAGATTGTCCATTTCCAAGGTAGATACTTTTGCGCCCGGAAAAATCTTATGGTACTGCTTATCCTGTCGCATGTAATAATCATCAAACTCTCTGGCAACATCCTTCTTTCCCAAGTAAAGACGAAGAAAATCCTGAAGAACAGATTCTTTAATAGATTTAGGAATGACTAATTCTGAATCCGAACGAATCTGCATGATATTTGTGATTTCATATAGAATCATATCCGTAAATTGTTGAACCGGTAGTACCCTATCAAATAAGGTATTGTTATGCAACAACTCTACCTCTACTTCATACGTTGGTTGCTGTGAAAATAGATCAGATGCTGATAAAGACTTTTCCTTTCTAATTTGTCGTCCGTCATATACTTGTTTCGTTTGCGTAAGATCATATCGTACGAGTCCATCATGTGATACAAAACTAATTCGTTGTTTATAACGAAATTGTTTATCAGCACGCTGTATCATATGTTGTAGCTCATCCATGTTAGATACACCAGAACTACGACGAATATCTTCTAGTGATAGGTCCTTTTCCAATGCTGTTGCCAAACGAATGTCATAATCATCGAGATCCAATGGATTATCTAGTTCACGAAGAGCTGTCTTTTTCTGAAAACTGACTGCATCCCAGTTTACCTCATTCGTCGTACAGTAATTCATAATATTCTCCGCACCAGAAAGTGTCATACGAACCGGTTTACCTTCGTGGTTCGGCACAGCATTGTTAATGGTTAAATCTGTTTTCGTTTCTAGCTTTTTGTATTCTTCCTCTAGAAATGTATAAAATCGAGAAAATTCTTCATAACTCACACCAGGAGTGAAACGACGTTCTTCATATTTTCCTAGACGCATTTCAAACTCTACCCATAGACCCGAGATACCTTTGTATTCACTAATCCGCGCCAATAGAATCTTTGAAAAAGCATTCATATTATCGCCTACGGCTTTAGATACTTTTAGACTCGGCAAACTGATGTTCGATGGGGCATTGGACATCTTCTGTTCTATATTAACTTGTTATTTTTATATCGGTTGTAATTTCAATTTATTTAAATTTATTTATATCTTCTCTAAATAGTATGTCCCTTATTTGTATTATAGGTGGATTAGGCTATATTGGATCTCATATTGCCATAAGTTTCCTAGAAAATAGTATACCTATTTTATTGATCGATCGTGCTAGTAATTCAGTATTGCGATCCATCCAATCCAGATATCCATTGGTAAAATTTGAAGCCTGTGAATTAACCGAGTCTGGACAACTCCATTCTATATTTTCCAAGTATTCGATATCTACAATTATTTATTCTATGCGTGATTCTTTTTCTTCTTGTAGCACGATAGCTCATTATCGTAAAATTATTGTATATACAAATATTATTGAAGCAATTAGAGATTACCAAAACACAGAATCTTGTCCGCTTCGACAACTTATCCTTTGTTCTAATACTGATATGTATACTTCCGTAAGGGAAAATATTTCATTCGAGTACACTTATCCTATGTTATTATATCTAAAAGAAAAAGTATTTTACGAATATGCAATGTCACAAAACATATTTTCTTTTTCTATCTTACGTGTTAGTACTCCAATAGGATGTCATCCAATTTTATATGATGAATTAAAAAAAAAAGAATATCTAGAGAGTCATCCTAGTTTACAAAATAATCTTATTCTATATTTTTTATATGATAAGCCATTAACTGTTTTTCAGTCAAACTATACGATCGATAAGAGTGCCTCGGTGAACCTAGTTTCTATTGTTGATATAGCAAAAGCTTTTTTATCATGTTATTTATATTCTAATGAAGTGCCATATATGTACTATAACATATGTAATTCTGTTACGTATACAGTTTTTCAATGGTTACGATATTTACAAATACAAAATAAGTTAAATGATATTGTAAAACCAATTGTATTTTCAACTAAAAAAAAGACAAATCAATATATAGATATAGCTAACAAAGAATATGATATCACCAAAGCAAAACAACAGCTTTTCTGGGAACCATCTAAGAATATTGTTTTGGATTGGTCATTACTGTTATATCAGCTATTAACAGTGCGATCGACCAAATACAGACAATATGAATCTATGTATATTAGCTAACTAGAGCAATAAATGAATTTGTCGTTTGAAGAGAGGGCATCCGTTGTCGAGACCGCTGTCCGCGTTTATGAACGACTTTAATATAGGTAAAATCATCTTTCGCTGGTTCCAGATCAAAATCAATCAAACAAGGAATGTAATTTGGCATATTCTGTAAGGTCTTCAATACGGAATCGATTCGATTTTGATTATGAATTGGTTGCTGGTTATACAAAATTTCTTTAGCCTTATCCCATTTATCTTTAACCATAGCCTCTTTTTCATTATCTACATACATAAAATAATTATTTTTATACAAATAGTTCCATACATTTTCCAGTGTTACATG